TAAACCTTAATGACGTCGGCTGCGGTGTCGTAATAAACCTGACCCTGCACTGGGCTGGATGGGGCAACCGCTAGGTTCTGAATAACCGCGTTCTGGATCTCATTCTTCTGAAGGTCAAGAACCGTTAAAAACTTCATTTTTCCTCCTAGTTAAGGTATGCCTTGCCGCCAAAGGATGCCGCGAACGTAACCCTGAGGGTATTGTTGTCAATATACTCAATTTCCCCATAAACGACACTACTGGCGCTATCTACAACGGAAACAGAGGGAAAGCAGTTTAGGTTGTGCGTAATAGTCCAAGTTGCCGATGCCGTGCTCTGAGTGTGGGTATAGGTTGAATGCGAAGGTCCCGGCTCACCTTGGATGCCCTGGATGCCCTGAACCCCCTGGATTCCTTGGATTCCTTGGTTGCCCTGGGCGCCAGTGTCTCCCTTTGCGCCAGTTGCGCCCGTGTCTCCTTTGGGACCAGTATTACCAGTGTCGCCCTTCGGTCCCTGCGAGCCTGTTGCCCCAGTTGCTCCAGTTGCTCCCGTGTCTCCCTTTGGTCCTTGCGGCCCTTGTGGTCCAGCTTGGGAAATAGAAATAGTGCCAGCAGGGGCAGTTGTGGTTGTAAGGTTATTATTGCCCCCAGATACCGAAACATTTACTGCCGAGGAATCAGATACGGAAATAGACCCGCTATCTGGCTGGGTAACGATTGGGCTCATCGCGTTACTTCAGCGGCAACCGTAAATGTTCCACCAATGAGCTTGACGGATGATCCGCTGGCGAGGACGACCTCAAGATCATAGGTATATTGCCCAGCAGGAACCGCAGAGAGGGCGGCTGCTGAAATGCTAATGGTGACGGTTCCGAGCGCTCCCCCTAGGGTCAAGCCGCTGCCGACACCAAGCGTTAATTGCGCCTCTGGGCTCCCAGTAAATCGTCGCACCTTCAATGAGGCGGACGCGCCAACAAGGGATACCGGGGCGCCAAGGCTGTCGTTATAGGTAACAGTTGCAGCATAAGTGCTGCCCTGTTCGGCTGCAATGTTGTAGGTGTTTAGTGCCATACCCCTATTCTATGGCAAATCCTTGAGTCACTCCACAGGGGCATCTTCTACGGCTTTGGCTATTCTCGACCAGCCCTCATTGCCTCGGCGAAGCGGGAAATAGCCTTACCGTGCTCCTCGCTTTGCTCCCTAGACCTACTGTTCAGGGCCTCTTTAGTCGCGGCAGCAACCTTGGCGCGGTTTTCTGGGTTAGAAAAGTATGCCTTCGCCCATTGCGAGCGCTTCAATTTCTCCTCGTCCGACATCTTGCGCTTCCCCCTTGGGGTCTGCATGCTTGGCTCGGCAAACGGGAGCGGGGTGAATGGCGCGAGATAGCACGAAGAGTTTCTGCAGGAACCAGATTCCCCAAACTCACAATCGGTTACGCAGTAGTTTGCAATAGCGTTAAAGACTGGGACTTCTTTCCTTGGGCGCAAACCTGTTTTCTTGATCATCTTTGCGCACTCGGAGCCGCACGTTTTGGCTGGGCCGCGCTTGGAGGAGGTGGTTACAAACTTCTTACCGCAGAACTCGCACGTCCGCTCAAGGGCGGAGATGCCGATATGCTTGATCCTCTCTGATCCAAAGATCTCAGAAAGAAGTGCAACTCGCTGATAGTTTGGCAGCGACTTCCCGTTAATCCACGCCCGAACTGCCGCATGGCTACATCCGGATTGGCGGGCAAGCTCATAAGTGGACATGCCAGTTCGGCGCATCTCGGCAATGAGTGCTTCGCGGAACTTATGGGTTTGTGGTGTGGCTTTCATTCCATGATCCTAGACGATGCGTAGAAACTTCGCAACTTGCAGTAAAGACCAGATTCTATGATAAGATTGTTACATGGGACAAGTCGGACGACGCTCAAATGAAGACAAGGATCGCCTGATGGCAAGCATCAAAAACTTGCTGCTGCAGGGCGTACCCGTAGACGAAATCGCGGTTGTGGTAGACCTTCGCCCGGATACGGTTCGGCGCCACATCACCACGATCCGTAAGCAGTGGATTGACGAGGGGATTGGGTCTGCTGAGAGCAAACTAGAGCTGATTGAACGGGCGAACCTGATTGCCAAACTTGCCTCCTCTGGACACAGGGCGGTAAAGGGCAAGTCCATCTCTGGGGAGGCAGCCTTCCTGAAGATTCAGCTTGAGGTTCTGGATCGCCTTGCCAAGCTCACTGGGGCATTTGAGGCACAGAAGACTGAGGTAAGCGGCCCAAACGGCGGCCCGCTCCAGATGCAATTGTCTGAGCACCCAGTTGATAAGTTAAGCGGTCAAGACCTTGCAAAGCGTCTTCGCAACTGGGCAGAAGCACTAGAGGAGGAGCCGGATGGACAGCCAGATGTACCGACAGTGGTTGAGGGAACGAGCAAAGACGTCTGACGCGGCTTTTGCCGAATACGTCTCCAACCTTGTTTTTCCCAAGCATCTCCGAGAGATGGAGAGATTCCTAGACAAGAATGACCGCGCGCTTGTTTTGATGCCTCGCGGTCACGCAAAGACCACGCAGTTAATCCATCGCGTCGCAAGGCTGATTGGGCTAAGCCAAGGGAAGATTCGTGTTGGCATCCTGACGTCCGTCCTTTCTGACGCCTTGGCGCGATCTCGAGCAATCAAGGCGATTATTGAGTCGCCACACTTTGCCGAAGTCTTTGAGTGGGCGCAGAATGGCGTTGCTGGACCAAAGTGGACTGACGAAGTCTGGACGATTAAAGGAGCCACAATGGGCAAAGATGCCACTTGCTTTGCAGATGGTCTTGGCTCCATTAAGCCTGGTGCTCGCTTGGACATCCTCATTGGCGACGACATGGTCGGCATGAAGGAGAACGCTACCGCCGTGCAGCGCCAAAAGGCGTCTGATACCTATTGGCAAGTTGTTGACCCAATGCTTGTTCCGGGGGCTAAGCGTTGGTATATCGGGACGCGATGGCACGAGGACGACTTCTATGCCGGGCTGGGAAGCAAGGGAACCCCAGTCATGCTCCGCAGGGCGGTTGAGGACGGGAAGATTCTCTGGCCGGAGATGTATACGGTTGCCGACATGGATCGCAAGAAGGAAGAGCTGGGAACGCCAATCTTCATGCTGCAGTTCCAAAACGACGTCACATCAATGGGCGGCAACATCTTCCGATATGACTCATTCCGCTACGTGGATAAGGTTCCAGACGGAGCCCACAGAATCGGCGTTGACCTTGCATCCTCTGCATCTGAGCGAAGCGACTACACGACTGCTGTTGAGGTGGTGGAGGACGCCGACCACAACCTGTATGTCATTGGCGCGTGGAAGGCAAGACTGGCCGAGGGTCACAAGAAGTGGCTCACTGGGATTGACAATACCGGTGAGCTTTGCGAAGAGGGCGGCCCTCGCCTTCTCTGGCCGGAATACCTTATCCCCAACGGGAACCGTGCAAACGACGGCTCTCGCAACCTTGAGTCGGTAAACATTGAGTCTGTCCAGCACCAAAGCACCTTTGTTCGTGAGGTTCTGGGAACGACCAATCTCCCAGCGCGACCGGTTCGCCCAGACAAAGACAAGGTTACAAGGGCGCGCGGACTTGCTGCGCGATATGAATCAGGGAAGGTATTTCATCTAAAGGGCGGACCGGGAATCTCAGACCTTGAGGCGGAGATGGGCGCGTTCCCGAATGGCGAGCACGATGACCTCGTTGACGCCTTGGTCTACGCAGCAGACCTGTCTGGAAGTCAGTTCTACTTTAGTTCAGCGAAGACGGGTAAACGGTTCTAATCCAGCGGTAAGGCGTATCTCTAATCCAGAGAACGTACGGCTTTACCCCGTTAGTTCTTCCGTCAATGATGATGATGTCGCTGCTCTCCTTCATCATTGTGAGCGCCGCCTGCATTGTGCTTGAGTTGTCCCTATCTGCAATGTAGGCGATAGCCGCAGATACGAGTGCCGTTGCCGGGCTTGTTCCGCTCGCAGCCATCGGATTGCCAAATCTGTCTAAGCCGTCAATGGCGTTTCCGGGTGCCCAGATGTCCACACACTTACCCCAGTTAGAGAACATAGACCGGAGATGATTCTTTGTCATCGCTGCCACGGTAATCGCTGACTTGGCGCGAGCGGGGCTCCTAAAGCATGCGTTGGTGGCTTCGTTTCCAGCAGCGACCACAACTGGCATCTTCTTGGCTAGAGCGTTTACCACAGCATCCAATTCTGGGCTTGCGTTTCCCCCTAGGCTCATATTCACGATGGATGATGAATATTCAGCATTAGCATCAACCCAACGCACTGCAGCAACAACCTGTGCAAGTGTCCCGATTCCATTGCAATCAAGCGCCTTTACGCTAACAACATTCGCTAAGGCCGCAATGCCGTACGACGGACTGTTAACTAGGCTGGCCATGAACGATCCGTGACCGTTGCAATCATCTGCCCCAACGCCCGTGTCAATGACATACACGGTAATCCCAGCGCCCATCTGCGCGCCAGCAAGTGTTCTCCCATCAAGTCTGTCCCAAGGTTGGTTTACTCGATCCTGAGCCCAAGCAGAGCCAGGAGCGCTTGCAATGTTTTCTACTGCTCTAAATGTCGGCTTCTTCTTCGCTGCCTTTGCATCAACTGGCGAAGGGAAAAGAAGTATTGCAAAGGAAAGCAGGAGCAGCAGGAATTTCTTCATGATGCCTTAAAGAACCGACCAGACTTGCAGTTAGGGCAGTAGCCGGACTTAATCCCCTCGGCAAGTGTAGAGGAAAAGGAACCGGCAAAGCCAGAAGAGACCGGATGTCTGCAAGTGGCGCAAAGCCAATCGCCAGTCTGGCTATTTTCAATCCTGATAATGCGGTATTGCCAGATTGCACGCTTTGGATCTGGGTGTCTGCGCGCCTCAATCTCGTCCCCGTCTTTGCGGAGCTCTTCAATCCGAGCGCCAAAGCGTCCGCCGCCAGTATCCGACTGCATCAACTTGTCCCCGCCAACCCACTCGTTTGGCGTGCGCATTAGAATCTCACGAATCTTTTGTTTTCGCGTCATCTCTAGCCTCCTCCTCGCGAACGATTTCTAACGCTCGCTTAATACCAGCAATGTATGCCATCCTAGCAATAACTTCAATCTTTCCATTTGAGCCGTCTGCTACTCCAACAAGCATCATCGGCAACGGACCATCAACCGCTCGGTCAAGCAGGTCGCTAAGGCGCTTCTGCTTTCTGCTTAGCACTTGTTGATCCCATTCGCCCAGAACATTGTCTGTGACAGGGCGTCGTTCAGGTCAATTGACGACTGGGAAAACTCCTGCATCAGTCCGTTGATCTCCACTCTTGCCTCAATAGTCCAGACTGGATCTTTACTAGTCGGGGCAGTTACGTCCACAAAGGACTTTGAGCCAGAGATGGTATCAAGGGTCATCTTGACGGACTCCACGGACTCGTTCATCACCTTAGTCTCTCGCTCTTCGCTCATTGGCGGGAATGAGATGAGCATAGATGTGGCGAGCCAGCGATCTACTCCGCGCTTTCTGGACTTAGGTCCAGTTCGGAGATAAACATCAGAGTAGTAAAGAATTCCTGAGCCGTCTTCGTCGCCATCTCGCATGTCTCTTCCGCCCCGCTGAACGTTACCCTTTTTTCTTGGGTATCCCAAATTGCCCATCTCCATTCCCCTTCGCTAACTAACTCTATTTTCCAGACTTCGTATCTCTCTTTGTTTCCCATCGGTTTAATCCAATCGCCTCCATTGCCATGATTAGACCATCACGCATCCCGCGATGGTATTGATCGTCAGCCGA